GACGTGTAGCTGCTAGACTGCACCTTAACGAGCAGGTCTTTTACAAAATTGCACATATAAATATCTTGCGCGAGGTCTGTTGTGCTCGCATAGGTAATTGTCATAGTATCATTTCCCGAATCACTATTCATGTACTGAACCTTGCATGTACTAGCCGGTGATGAACCGGCCTTAATAACCTCCTTAACCTTAAAGGCCGGAAGAATCATAGTGTCATGGGTCGCTATGCCCGTGACTTTAATATACTTTTGCATGTTAAAAAAATTATGCGTTAGAAAAAAATATCTATGCAAATATAGACAAAAAAAAAGAGAGACATTTCTGCCTCTCTCTCTCTCTTCCATCTTAATACTTACGATTCTATAACAGACTCGAGCATCTTTAAAGCTTCGATGCCATCATCGCTCTTTAAAAACGAAGCAGCAGCCTGTGTAGCTCCTAGTCCAAATGGAACGGTAAGCATTTTCTTTTTATTATTAGCAGTACTAAACCACACCTCCGTATCCTGACGGCGAGTAGACAATAGTCCTGCATCGAAGAATCGTTGTACATTAGAATTGTACTTCAACTCAGGGTCTTGGAGCATATTTAAAAATCCTGATGGGTCATTCTTAGCGGCAACCAATACATCACGCTTCATCTCAGCGGTAGTGAGGGTGTCTGTATTGCGACCATACATAACACGACAAATATTTTCAAGCTGCTCTAAGGATAGCTGTCGAGCCTCTATAAGCGCATCGACCTCTACATTTAAACTCTCCATCTCTTTAGATGCATCTTTTTCTTTATTGACCTGCACGAAGTGCTTACCATAAAGGGGATGATACTCTAAGAATTTTTGGAGAATTTGATTCGTTCTAGGTACGTGTAAGAAGCCGTCATCGAAAATTACAGGCTCAACGATAGCGTTGCCATCCTGTTCATCTTCAAAAGGAGATTTCTGATTGCGGGCATATCTCAATGCTCGATTCTCTCCGCGCTCTTCATCAAACCACAGTAGTGGTGAGCGACGGCTATTACGTGTAGGCAGCATAAAGGAAAGGGGTGCTGCTCCCCTTGTGAGTTTGTATGTCTTGTCGACATACTTGTCTTTTTTCTGATTCATGATTAGATATAATTTAATAAAAAAAATAAGGTAGGAGACGTGTCCTTGAGGACACGCCTCCCCTCCTTACCTATATTTTGTTACGCATTAAAGATAACAAAGTTGTTAGCTCCTAGAGTACATACTGCACGCTCAGAGAGGAAGTTCACCTGCATCTTATCGATGTCAGATGTTTGAGCCCCTCCTGCAGAACCTGTAATCCAAGACTTGTAACGACGGTCTTCAGTCTCAGACGCACGGTAACGTACATGTAAGAATGGACGCTTCGCGTTCTTTCCAAGGACTTGGTCGTATACAGTAGTTGAACCTGCAGGAACAAGAAGACCATTTACTGCACCGCTACCTGCCACTGAAGACAAGTCACCACGCATAGTTGGGTCGTTCAAGTATTTCCAATCAGTCTTGTAGAAGTCATATCCTCTACGGAAACCTGTGAAACCTAAGTTCAAAGCCATCTCCTTATCGTTATCGAAAAGACCATATGAAGTACCACCTGCTCCGTAAGAGTTTTGGGCCGCTAACATATCGTCGATATCGAATCCGAAGTCACGGTTTACAAAGAGAACATTCTCTTCGATAGAACCTTGCTTATCGAGACGAGAGATAACTGTATCGAAATCTGCAAGGGTAGTAGGATTTCCTCCTGCCCATACATTTCCTCGACTGTTTACTACGTAGAAGATACCGTCTGAACCGTTAAGGTCAGCCACTGATGCTCCTGCTGCTGTGCCTTGTAATAGGTCACCTGCACCGGAAGCTGCTTCCGCAGGAACAGCCTCAATCATAGCAGTCTCCAAGTAATCGTCGAAACGAAGACGTGTCTCATGCTCTGACTTAAGATACCATAGGTATCCTGCCGCACCGTTTTCAGTAGTTACTTCTACCCATCCAATCTGAGCCATATCAGAACCATTTACTTCGTAAGTGTCCTTTAGGATGATTGGCTTATTATCGAAAATCCAATCGTCTGCCTCTAAAGAACCCGACATTCCGGCATCTCCTTTGTTGAACTCAGAACCGTAGATAAAGACAGTAAGGTCATTTCCTCCTGCAGTAGTAGCTGCAGCAGAACCTGCCGCTTCGTACAAATTAGCAGTAAAAGTACCCGCCGCAGTATCTACATTACTAACGATAGCTTTGTTAGAACCTGCTCCGTTATTCCAAACAAGCATAACAGTTTGGTTATTACGAAGAGCGATTCCTCCTGTAGCTGATGTAGTAGTTCCTGCAACATTGAGAGTGTCGTTAACGATAAGAGGAAGTGTAACTGCTCCTGCCCCTACAATTGCCGCCGTTCCTACTTGTACATATTTAGTATGTAGCCTTCCTTGCTCTGTCCACTTGATAAGGTCAGAGTTTGAGGGCATCTCTGCTCCTACCATACGGAGGAAAGAAGAGATAGTGCGATTTCCATAACGCTCGAATTCTTTCTCATAAGTATCAGGAAGATACTGATTCAAGAAATCAAAGTTATTGATATAGTTTGAAGATACGGGTATTTGCTGCGCACTTGGTTGCAAATCCATACCTGCTGCTGTTAAAGCCATTTTTTTTAGTCTTAAAAGTTATTATTTACGACTCCGAATTTTTAATCCTCGACCTGAGTCAGGTGTCAAAGACTTTACCTGCATTCCTCCCTTGCTTGTGACCTCCGGCGCTTTACGCATAGACATATCTGTGTTTTTCATCTTGCGCATCGTGTCGTCAGCCTGCGTAGATTTACCTTGCTCATAAAAGAACTTGGCAAATTTCTCAGGATTCATAGCGATAGCCATCGACCTATGGTATCCTACAGCGTCTTTAATTAATCCGTCATCATCAATAAACTTCTTTACGAAGTTGCTTGCATCCTGTTGGATTTTCTTCAATTCAACTGCATCACCCGGTGAAAAAGTAACCTTCTTATCTTCGTCAAGCGTGAACTCAAAACCTTTGAACTCACTTCCGAAAACTTCGTTAGTTTGTTTTTGAAACCATTCCTGCTTTCTTTTTAAACCTTCTTCGTAGTCCGATGTCTGTTTAACATATTGCCTATACGCTTCGAGGTTCTCAGAATCTTCCTTAGAAATAGAACTCCCACTTGACTCAAGGGGCATCCTGTATTTTTCTTTCTCAGACTCAAAGTAGTCCTTAGCTTTAGCAATAGCTTTTTTCTTTGAGAGCTTAGTCTTCTTGATAGTAGACTCGTCATCGAGGTCTTCATCATACGCATATGCTTCCATAAGTGTATCAATGTCCTCGGCATCAAGTCCCCTTTCCGTAGCGACTAAGTACTCTCTAAGTATTTTGTCGGGCTTCATCTCACTAAAGTCTCTATTAAGACTTACGTAATCATTGATGCCACGACCTGTTTCTTTTTTATAGTTAAGATATGCAGCTACATCTTCAGGCAAATCTTCGGATTGCTTACGCTCCTCGAAGAGTTGGTCTACAGAGTCTATCTGCTTATCATACCTATTTTTAATATATGAAAGAACGTCTTCGTCAGAAAGTTCTGACTTAACTTCCGATTCAATAGTTTCTTCTTTAACTACCTCCTCTTCTTTGGGAGCAGGAGGTTCCTCTAACTTAGAAGTGTCTATTCCTATATTCCCTTCAAGTTGCTCTTCATGTTTTTGAAGAAGCTCTTGTTCAATTTCTTGTTTCGATTTTTCCTCCGACCCGGAGACTTCGCGTACTTTAATTTCCATAGATTTAATTTTTACAAAAGTAATACATTTTATTTTATACTATCTTGGGGAGAACTCAGCTAGGTCAAACCCATCTAAGCTATCCTCATTTGATTCGAAATTTTGTGGTGGTAAATTATTCTTACGTTGATTAATAAGTTTACTCTGCTCAGAATTCTGTTGGCTTATGCGGTCAGACTTAGCCCCCTCACGTTGAGTTTCTCTTTGCTGAAGTGCAGTTTCTGATATATTACGTAGCTGTTGGTTATAATCAAACTCTTGCTGCATAAGCATTTGTTTTAATTTAGCTTCGTTATTCATCTTCTCAATTTCAAAAGCTACTTCCGCTTGTTTAACTTGCATCTTAGATTGTGTCTCCGCTTTAAGCTTCTCCATAGCTACACCTGCCGCCATCTGCTGTGACTTAAGCTGTCTCTCTGTTTCCATAGCTTGCTTTTGTAGCATCATCTGCTCTTGCTTTTCTTCTTTCTGTGTTCGCTTAAGCTTGAGCAACTGATTGGCAAGCTTAAGATTCTTAAGCTCACGGATATCAATAGCGTCTTCAAGGTTTATATCTCCTTTAGAAAGGGCCATTTGAATATTTTGTTCAAGCTGCGCTTTCTGCTCTTCATCAGGAGCTACTTCAATAAAGATTCCAAAGTCATAGATATATAAGTCTGAAATTTCTCTTAGGATACTTACGTTATACTTTCCAATCTGATTAATAAACTCATCAGTAAAGTCTGAATACTCTAAGATATCTGATATACGATACGACAATCCCTCTGCTAAGGTTCGGTACATATATAAACTTGCGTTTAGGATATGTCGCGTAGCAGTGTTTGAATTTAAAGCCGCTAACTTCTGAACTCCCACCAATGCGTCAGGGTCAGGTGTAGAACCGTCTCTCGCTTCATTTAAGCCCGTTACAGACCTTATCATATCTAAGTAATGATTATAGTTAGCTATAAGCATTTGTGTCTTAGAAGCGCCTGAACTAGACGTAAGCTCTTGGATAGGGATGCGAGCGTTATTAAACTCACCATCTTGCGTATAACTTCGGCCAATTACAGAACCTGTTTGGAAGTATAACCTTAAAGCGTCTTCAGGGTTATAAGCATTTCCCGTACCGAGGTCGACATCGTTTAGTCCATCGGCATCTATATATACACCATCAGGTACAGTTCGTGCAATAACTTGCTGTAGTTTTAAGTGCGTCATCTGAATTAAATCAGCGAATGGAATCATCCTGCGCACTAAAGATTCAATAACTCCTTTATACATCCTAGGAGCTACAGCTACATAGTTAGGTATAGCATGCTGACTAGCTGACTTAGGGCGAACCATATTCTTAGCCATCTCCCACTTAAGGACGTAGTTAGTTCCCATAACCATTACGCCATCATACCATACATCAATCTTCTTTTCTACCTTCTCATAATCTCCCTCCTCCATCATATCTGTTGGGGGGTTAAACTCATCCGTTTTAGGAATCATTTTCATATTCCCATTATCATTCACCTTCTTTTTATATACTATAGAGTTGCTAGACTTATAGTTAAAATAAAGAAGGGTGACGGTATCACGATAGAAAATAGAATTATCGTAATACTGAGCTACATTAAAGTAATCATACCAACTCTGACCTCGTAAAGAAATTTCTTTTAATTGTTCTCGAGTTAAAGTGGGGTCTATTTTAAGAAGGTCATTTACATTTACCGTCTTTACTTCTCCCCAATAGAAACAATCTTTAAAGTGAGGGTCTTCAGTATAGCTATATATAACATTAGCAGGGTCAACATATGACACCTGTACTCCGCTACCTTTTAAGAACTCATGCTTTGCTACTGATATCCCACAAACCGTAAGGTCATAGTCAAATCTTTTACGTAAATCAATGTAGTGGTTATCTTCAAAAAGAGTATTGATAGCTTCTTCTTCAGCAATCTCTATAGCAGGCTTATAATTAATCTGCATATATAAAGAGAGTTCCTCATCAGTTTGAGGTAGGTCTTCAGGGCTATTGATAAATGGATTTGCGCCTGTAGCCTTTTGAATCTTATCTAATAAAGGTTTAGCAACCATCTGCCCCTCTATCAAGTCCTGATACTTACTTCTCTTAGATTGAGAGAGAGCATCTTGAGCATATGCTTTAACAGAAAATAACCTATCTGACATTCCATTGACAACAATGTCAACGAACTTTGCCAAAATAGGAACAGGTGTCCAATCTAAATTTAGATAAGACAAGTCACCATCAATGGCGAGTTCTTGTTTGTATTTAGCAATAGGCTGTTCTCCCCGCGCATATAAACGTAATCTATGGAAGTTTCTCCATTGGTCATAAAATCTACACTGAGCTCCGTCTTTTCTAAACCACTCATACTGAATAGCTTGACCAACTTGAAGACCAAACTCTACAGAGTTTTTCTCACTGTCGGACACGAATTGACTCGGAAACCCTGTAGATGAAATATCTATTTTAACATCTTTCATCGAATCAGTTCACTTAAAGTCCCCTTATTATTATATCTAGCAAAGGTAAGGCTTAATTTATTAGTTTTTTTCTCAGGTTGATAGAGGTGTTTTTGGCATGCCATAATCGCTAAACCCGAGCTAATAGTAGCATCAAACTTAGTTCTATTATTAATATCAAACTTAGCCCAATCCTCTAAGGTTCTATTAAAAACCATCATACCCATTTCATCTGCATCTCTAAATGTTCCCTCCAAATCCATACCAACATACTTCTCTATATAAGACTCAACAGCAGAAGCATGCGATTGCTTAATTTTTGAAAGTTTATTGTACGCTTTGTCAGGTCTATTAGTACAGAACCCTCGGTATCCTCTATTCTTAAAATGATATAGAAGTCTTGGTTTATTATTCTCTATTAGAATTGGCATCCCATAAAAGACACATGCCATTAATACTTCCTCATAAAATATCTCAGCCGTTTGTGGGCGAGCTACATACTCGAGGAAGAATTCATTGCTAGGAGCGTCATCCATATTAAACTTAGTGAGTCCATGCAAAGCTCCGTTAGAACCTCCCCCTCCTACTACTCCGGATATATCATATGAGTCACACCCAAATGCTCCGATATGGTCGTTGCCGGGAAACTTAATTCCGTTCTTCTTTATAACCCTATTCTGTAATCCCTTAGAAGGCATCCATCCAACATGGAATCTCCCGCTTTTATCGGGAGAGAAGATAACCTCACTATCTTTAACCCCGTCTTTCCATCTGAAACTTCCTCGCGTTATGTGGTGTTCCTTTATTAAGGTATCGTTATAATCTATCTGCTGATATATACGGGTAAGATTAAATAAAGCTTGCTTACTCTCATCTCTAAAGGCATGCGAAGTAGTACGAGGGAATTGTCTATAGTATTCATTTAATGCGTCAGCATCTCCCTTTAACGATTCAACCTCCGCTTCCCAATAGTCCACAGCACCTTGATATATACTTTCATTATCAATACCGAGTACTTCGGAGATGGGATTATGAAGTACAGGCATACCATATCTATCAATGAATCCCTCCATATTCCACTCCATAGGGATAAATAGCGAGTATAGCCCGCTTTTCGTTTGCCCATTTCTATTTCTCTTTAAGACATTAGAGTCGTCATATAGTTTTTTAAAGTTGCCTCCACCTTTATTAAGAGCGTTTGAGGTAGAACCCATCATACATTTCCCTATAATTCTACTTCCAAGACGTAGACATGTTTTAGTTACACGCCAATTGTTTAGTATATTGTTAGGTTTTATCCACTTTCCACTCTCATCGTGAACTAAGAGAAGGAGCTTCTCTCCGTCATATGAGTTATCGTCAGTATTCTTCCAATCAATTGTTGTATCAAGACCGTCTATCTCATCGTCCTCAACATCAAACATATTCTTCTTTGTAATTTTAGAAGCAGGGACTCGATATGCAAGCTCCGTCTTTGGCTTATCCATACCGTCCATTATAGGCTTAAAGAAAAACGGAAGGCGACTATTGATAGGTACTACCTTGTCGGTAAACATCTTCTTCGCGTCAGTACCTGTTTTGGAAAGTATACCTATGCGTGTATCTCGAGCTAAGGTTGCTGTATTTACGCACTCTGAAGAAGACATAAAAGAAAATCCTGAACGACGTATCTTAAGATATACCATACCAAAACTCCTTACGTCAGCTTTGCTTGCCTCCCAAAAGATATAGAGCAATCTATTCGCCTCACGGAAGTCAGGGTATCCTACATCAATGGTTGTCCATTGTAAATACATATAATGAGCCCCGGTAATATAGGTGGGGACTCCGTTGTTCATATACCAAAAGCCCTCTTCTCTAGAGATAAACTCTTGTTCTATATAATCTACATATCTACTTTTAAAATCTTTATGTTTTTCATTCCAATGGAATATAGACTGAATCTTAGACAAGTCTTTAGGTAACTCCGTCCTTTCCCAATACTGTTCTTCTTTTTTACTGTGTCTTTGAGGACACGAATCAGGAGCTTTAGGCAATCCTATCCTGAGATTTTGTATCTCATAGACCTCTCCTAGCGTCCCATCTTTAGAAATAATTACAAGGTCGTATTTTTTATCATAGCCATACTTCCACGTCTTAGCTTTATTCTTTTTAGATAAGACATGCTTAGGGATGTAATCTTTTACAATCCTATATAATATATTACTTTGACCTTCGTTCTGCAAATCCTTGTTTAGTATCGATATTTTTTGGGTCACCTCTCTCTAACGATTCAATAGTCTCCTTCTCAGACTCTATGCGGTTTAAAATCTCAAAGGCATCGAAGATGGCGAGCTTCTTAGTAGCCGCTGCATTCTTTAACTTATCCGCAGATAGGTCATCTTCGGGGTCAGGTTTTATAATCTGCTCCTTAGCTACTTTTATAAGTTGCTCTACAGCTCGATGGCCTGCCTCAATAATCTTTAGCTTAATTTCTTTAGAGCTCATAGGGTCATAGTTATCTGATGGTCATATATACGATAGAGCTTCTCTCCGTCTACTTCAAATTCATACTCGCTATCGGGAGTAAAGGATACCTTTGCCCCATCTACTATACCGATATTTTTTAGATACTCATTTGGATAACGCATCTTACCCATAAGGGGTTCCTCACTGAAGGGTTTATATAGAAAACAATCTTCCGTAGGTATAGGAGAAACAAAACAATATCTATCATAGGCATGCCATTTTGTACCATCGTGGTACATAAAGAATTGCTCTGTATCTACAAAATATAAATCGTCTTTAAAAAAACTCCTACCACTTTTACGTCTGCCTTTTATATCATTATAGAACTTAAAAACATTGTGGTGAACAAGTAGTTGGTAACCCTCCTTTATTGGGCCATTATAACCTAGCGGAACTTCTATTACTTCAGCTATACGATTCGAAAACCTATGGTCTTCTTCAGAAGTGTTGGTTATAAACTCTACACCATCCCAATTAACAGAGTTGCTATATCGAGTTCCACCCTTGGGTTTTGTAATAAAATAGAAAGGAGATTTCATTATGACCCACAGCCTATACACTCAATAGGATTATGCCCTGACGGAGCAACTCCATCCAACTCCATCTGCAGTGTGTGTATTTGGTCATGCAATCCTAGGCGTTCATCAAAACTTGACGCGCTTTCTTTAGCTATAGTTAGTTTCTCAATTTGAGATTTTATAGATTCTATATCCATAATTAAAAGTTGATATTATATTCAATTGAAATAGGCATAGTAGATGTAAAAGACTTCCATAAGATAATCTCTCCCTCTCTCTCTATCCAAATTTTTATCTCGTCTTGCTCCGAGCGTATAAGGTGGATACGATAATCTCCGTTTAGAACACTCTGACCTACTATATAATGCATAGCGCCTGACTTATAGTCAGGGCCGATAGAAACTTTACGTATATCCATACTAAACAGTCTTCCATATCACTAAGCTAGATGCAGGTGCAGTAGATAAATCTCCTAATCCTGAAGATGTAAAGGAGTTAAGACGTGCATCCGCGGTTGCAGTGCCTGATGAACTAGCACACACTTTAAGTACGGCTGTAGAACCTGCCGCCGCGTCTATAATAAATTGCTCAGACCATGTTTTCCTCAATGCCGGCTCATCATATTGCCCGATAACCTGTGTATTTTTGACGTTTACAGTTGGGGCTCCTCCCGTAGAGCTATACTGTAATGCAAATTGTGTATTAGTTGTTTTCGACGCTGCCCTTTGTGCAAAAAGTATTACAGGCTCAACGATATATGTCCCGGCTTCGTTAAAAGTAATTAATCCAACCGCGTCTATCATAACAGGGTCGGAAGCCGCTTTTGTAGCAGGGCCAAACTCCACTTGAATAGGGGTGTCTACAGGAGATATATCTGTGGCAGAAGTAGTGGATGCCGCTTTAAGAACGTTAATATATCCTCCGGCAAGGGCTGCTATATCTTCTACCTTGAAGTTCTTTGTTTTATTACTATCTGAAACATCTGTTCCAATAACAATATCTCCTACTACAGGAGTTGCAATAATAGGGTATGAACTAATCTTTGACATCTTTATTCTTTTTCTTTTTTCGTAATATCTCCCGTCTGAACATTAATGACTGCATCTTCCCCGTACTTCTCCATAAGCTTAAGCTCATAGGCGTTGTATTCTTCTTTCAACAGGTCTATTTGACCTACGAGAGTAGATTGTGCGAGAACAGCATCTCCGATTTTCATCTTGAGAGTATTGAATTCCCCCACGAAAGATTGAACGTCGTTAAGTTCTTCTGTAGTTAATTTTTTCATTATAGTATAATTAAAGTTTGTACAAAGATACAGGTTTTTCTTTAGTCTTTTTTAGATGAGCCTCCAAAGAAAAAGTCTACTACCGTATTTACCTTTGCGCTCATAGCGCCAAAGATAGTTGAGATAAAACTTATCTCAAATTCCCCAAGAGAAATATCCTCTTCGATAAAATATTTAAACATAATATAGCTAAGTAAAAAGTAGGCTATAGTAAAGACTATAGCTAAGACTTTCTGAACCGAGCTATCGGTAGAGTATAGCCTCCGTGCACTCTTTCGGTCTTCTACCTCAAGTTGGTAAAGCTCTGTAAGTTGTTTATGTGCAAGGGCCTTATCCTCAGAACTAAGCTGAGAACTATCAATCATTTTCCCTACTATACCGAGAAGTCCTGCGTCAGGCAATAGGTCGCCTGCTGCATTTAAAATCTCCGGGGCTTTATCTTTTAGCCATCCCCCGATTTTTGTTTCTTTAAATCTCTTCTTCCGCATCGTAGTATTCGCTTATCCATTTATACTCTGCGGTAGCATCAAAACTTGGGCAAGCTTTAGAAGAAAAATCCCGGTGACCATGCACCACAGAACTACAATATACTGACTTAAGCTCTAAAAGCATAGCCTTAAGAGCTGATTTCTGTTCCGAGGTGCGGGTGTCTTTAGGTGTTACACCATCTACTTCCACGCCTCCGATATAGCATATCCCCAAACTTGATTTATTATAACCTTTGCAGTGAGCACCCTGTATCTCTTCGGGTCGTCCCGGCATTATAGTCCCATCTAAATAGATAACATAATGATACCCGATATCTGACCATCCCCGTTCTACTACGTGCCACCCCCTGATAGTATCTACACTAATATCTTGCCCCTCTCTAGTAGCGGAACAATGAACTATTAACTTATCTATATCTCTCAAGAGTCAATCTGTTTGCGAGCAAGGAGGAGTTTTATCTCCTGAATATCTACCTGAAGCTGTCTTAACATATCAGTAACCTCATGCCTGTTCTGCTCGAGAGTATATACTCTATTCTTAAGCTTAGATACTTCGTTATTTATTCTGACATATACTCCCACTATTCCTGCTGATAAGATTACTATCTCATATATTCCGGTTATATCCATTATCTTGCTTCATTTGGAGGAAGTAATGGGGTTATTCCATACTCCGCTAATCTATCATTCCACTCTTGCTGTACGGTATACTGCTCTATAGTTTCCCATGGGGTTTCCATACACTCATCTGTAGTAAATGAAGAATACGCCGTTACCACTAACTTTTCAGCAGTAGTAAAACATATAAACCATGTCTCTTCTTTAGGGTAGCAAATTTCTGTACTCATTATTTTTTTTATTAAACGCTTCCTCCATCAACCATTGTCCATCCTTTACCTATTAAAGTAGTTCTAGCTGCGGCGGCAGCTCCTCCTGCAGTATATTGAGCAGAAGTAGAAAAAGTTACTCCACTCTGTACGGTCTGTGCAGACCATGCGATAAGCAAAGCATCATAGTTCGCAACACTCATAGCTGTACCTGTAAAAGCAAATGAGAAGTTAGTAATACTAGAGACATCCCAACCGCTGATATCTTCATTATAGTTTGGTGAGTTATAACAAAGGAACTGACACGAAGCTGTGTTAGACATATCCCACGCTGATATCCCCCCTGTAAATCCCGAAGAGGAGACTAGGTAAAAAGCTCCCGCTATATCGCCTGTGTTAGCAGGACTGTCAGTAGCAGAGACAGATAGGTTAGCGCATCCCGCAAAAGAAAAAGTTCCACCTCCTAAATCTAAACTACTCCCTCCCCAATTATATATTTCGTGTATCTTCATCTTATCACCTGCATTAGTGAAAGTGAAGATTTTTAAAGTTCCTGTACATTCAATAGTATATACTCCGCCTGCGCTATAAACATGGGTAGCCTCAGCTTGATTGAATGTTGTGATAGTATCTGTTGTGCCATCACCCCAATCGACATCAAAGTTATAAGTTCCCGCAGCTTGTAAGGGTAGAACGAAGGTGTCACTAGCTGACCCGCGCAACCTTGTATCTACAGAAAACTTAAACCCTGAAGTAGGACGGGGAGAAGGGGCTACTGCAGCACTCCCTGACATCCCGCCTACGATATTTCCTATTTCTATAGCTATTGGCATGGTGTTAGAATAGTGCGTTTACTGTTATGGTGTCATCAGCCATCTGTCTTACAGACGCAGACTTGATATATATAGTTTCATCTGCAGAAGAGGCAGTAGATAATCTATGGATAAATAAGTCATAGCTCCCTGTCCCGGTGAAGTAGTAGGTAAAATCTTGGTACTCGGTAGTAAGAGAAGGAGTTCCTATGCTAGTTATAGTAGAAGCACCATTGCTTTCTACTATCTCTGCATCGAAAGATGCAGTAGCTTTCATAGTTACATCAACTCTATACTTCACTCCACTTTGGAAAACATCCTCTTGATAAATTCCTACATTAGTATTTGATGAATCAATAACTAACTCGGTATATCCATTATAGAAATTCACTTGAGAGCCATAGGTCACCCAATTCATTCCTGTTTCACGAACAGTTACATCGGTAATCTTAGCGTTATAATCTACAGCGCCCCCTCCCCCTCTTAAGAAGTAGAAGTTTGCAGCAGAAGAGTCGGTAATAGTTTGGGTGTTATCGCCTTGCCCTAATTTTGGCAAAGTAAGTCCTCCTGAACCTATCTTTATCTGCGGGCTATCGAGCTCTTGGACTGTGATGTTGTCTATTAAAACATTTTCCACACCCGTTATTCTTTTAATAATTAATTGTGTTGAAGCTGCTGTGAAATACTTCTCGTTATAACCCTCCTCTAAATCTATATTTCCACTTCCCGTAGTTGTATTGGCTATACCTAATTTACCTGTCGTTATAGTGGTATCACAAGTTAGTTTATAAAACTTTCCAAGTTCTAAACACGGCTGACGTAGTGAGATATCTACTCCCGCAGAGATAACCCTTGCGCCTCCGCTTTCAATACTGATTGTGTTGGTAGCATCAACCGCAAAAAATGTCCAATCCTCTCCGAGTGGTAGAATTGAAATACTATCGAAATCAACTAAGTCACCAACTGCTGCACTCGCTAAATACAATCTGAAAGTGGCTGCCAAAGAAACCACATAGAACTCATAATCTTGCCAATCAGCAGTAAGAGTTGGATTTGAAACAACTTGACCGAGTTGACCATTTTCACCTATTGAACCAAATGCGCTACCTTGAGCAGTCACACCATCTGCTTTAGTACCTCGAACCCTCATAGTCACTTTGTAGCTTGTATCGTATGCTTGACCTAATGAGTTTGAATTTAATGCCCCCCCTAATGCGGTGTCATATTCTAAGTGTAGAAACTTACTTGCGTTCCACTCCATTGTAGCACGTGGAGTACCGGCATCTTCAGCTATTCTCCATTGAGATATATCTGAGTTTGTGAAGTTTGGATATGTTACTTCTTCCGTTCCCGTAGCACTAAAATCTCCGTTTGATACTACGTCAGGGCCTTGCCCATAATCAATATTACAATTTATCTCATAGCTCTTCGAGCTTGTAGCGTCTAAAACATTCTGCTGAAGTTGTAAGACGGGAGTATCTGTAGCCGCGATAAACTGCGCATACCCCGTAGGGAAATTAACGTAGTAAGCGTGAGGGTCGGGGTCTTCCATATCGGAATGTACTACCGACCAATCCTGTCCCACTTCTTGTACTGAGACATTAGTGATTAAAACATCTGTGGGAGCATTAACTTCTCTGACAAATTGTATGGATGCAGAAGCTTGCGCTATGAAGTATAAGGTGTTATCTCCTTCAGTGAATAGACCTACATCCTGACCCCCTGAATACACTCGAATAGCCGAGGCGGAAGTGAAAGCACAGTTAGCCGTTATTTTAAAAATCTTCCCATAGCCACTTGCGGGTATAGCGAGTTGTCTTAATTCTAAGACAACATTAGCGTCTAAAGAATAATACCTTGCTCCAACGCCGGGGAATTCAACGAAATGGTCTGCATCAGAACCATGAACCGACCACCCCTGTCCGACTTCTTTTGCAGAAACGTGAGTAAAAGTAGTGTCTACGTCACTAGCATTCCTTACAAAAGTTATATTTGAAGAAGAGGTGTTAGAAGCATAAAAAGTATTACTGCCGTCAATAAAACTACCACTATTACTACCCCCAAAGTTTACACGGATTTCTCCGGTGTCGGAGTTTGTAACCGACACTGAGCCTTTGTAATTTTTACCTGTTTCTAATGCAGCTTGCTGAACTATTACATAAGGTGTAGCTGTATCATCGGAAACAATTCTACATCCCGATGCTAAAATTTCGGCATACTTAGTTGCTGTTTGCGCTGAGCCGTCAGACATTTCTATACTCCAATCACTTACGGTTTCTTCTACTGAGGTGCTGCTTATTGTTACATAGTCGGTTGTTGGACTACCGGCATCTGTTGTTAAATTCCAATACCATCTATCAGTTGGCGGTAGTCTTGTAAAATATAAAGTATGAGTTCCAACTGAAGAATCTGCTACTAAATAATTTGCACCATCATAGTATCTTAGTCTATTTGTACCCGTTATACCATTTGCATAAATTGTGTAAACAACTTTATATGACTTACCACTTGTGGTAACATCGTCTTGGTAAAGTTTATATTCACCTGCCCCACCATTAATTGAGGTAATCGTTGCCCCATTTTCATTATAAGCTACTGAACCTGCTTGACTAACGCCCCAATCCTCCCCAAGCTCTTGGACTATGATACTGTTTATTTTAAATTCAGTTGAGATTGCATTAGTTAGCCGTACAAGATAAAGCGTATCTCCTCCGGCAGTTGCAATAGTTTTTTTGTAAAATGTATGTATTCCGGGTGTGTTTATTGTTTGAGAATTTGCTCCTACTTGAACTTTGAACTGCCCCGAAACTTCTGCAACGTCAATACTAATTTTGTATGATGTGTCAAAGTCTAATGCTACTTGACTAACACCGGTTGAACCTTGTGTAGCTGTTGAATCATAAGTTACGTGCAACTGATTATTGCTAAAAACCACCGATTGTCCACTAGGTTCTTGAACACCCCAATCCTCTCCGAGTTCTTTAACGGATATGTTATTTACTGATAATATTTGCCCCGTTCCAAAATCGTCAAACTTTATCCAATTGTGCGAGTTGCCTGAGCAGTACGCATATATGGTAATAGTTTCATAATCAGTATTATCAAACCCCGTTGTATAATAAGCACCAATATCGCTTCCCGTTCTTATGCTGAACGTACCTGAATTTACTTTACAAGTTACTTCTATCTTATAACTCTTTCCGATTGTTAAAGTAGCTGTATTGAGATTATATGCAGAAGTGAAGTATTGATAACCTAATTCAGGATTATCAAAATATGTTAATTCAGTTACATTATTTCCAAGATAAGAAACTGTGTTTGTATATGGCTCTAATCTATAATGGTCACTCCACGCACTTCCCGAAGAAGTCAGCACGTTCATTTCACTTCCCGTATCCGTAAAGTTTGGATTTGTGACAAGGTTGCTACTCGCTGCACTAAAGTCTCCGTTTGTGATAAGGTCGTCGCTTATAACAGTATGGTCTACGAGTTGTTTTACAGAAACATTATCTACTGATGATTTAAAAGCAGTTCCTCCCGTTCTTCTGCCTATAACTAAAGTTGCATTGCTTGTAGCAACAAAATAAAATGTATATGAACCTGATGTTGTTGCAAAACCAATATTTTCATTGTTAGCACCATCTTGAAATTTCAATCCTAAACCACTTGTTATTGTTACATCAGCAGTTACTTTGTAACTTTTACCTTCTGTAAAAATAGAAGCTTGTGAAATTGATGTAAAAGAAGTACCATCCCCATCAATATTAGCTTTACCCCCACTAATTTTTGCACCATTAATTTCAGTCCAATCACTATCTGTAGCAAAATCTCCATTAACTACAAGCTCACTTCCCGTAGCAGTAAAGTCCCCGTTTACAATAAGCTCTTCGCTTATATCCGTGAAGTTACCATTGGTGATAAGCTCAGGGCCTATCTCTTTAAAGCTCCCGTTCTGTATAAGGTTAGACCCGGAACGGAAACTCCCGTTCTCAACAAGGTTATCGCCTACAGTTTCCCATATACGAGTAGTTTGAACAGGGAGATAGCTTCCACTCTGAAGCCCTACGAAAGTAAGGTCATCGCCTCCCGAAGTGGTTATTTTAAGAGATATACCTCCGGTGGTAGATTGTGTGACGTTTAAAACAGCAGGCTCGCTAGGAGGGGGAGTGATAAGGAAAACATTATTAGGAAAGAAAATAGCGTCAGCATCCTCTAGGATAAGCTCCGTATCACTAACTACCTGCTTAACAAGGGTTGATTGCCCTCGGGAAGCGGGTGTAGCGTTTTGTACTAAATCGCCCGGTTGGACTTTATCTTGAATAAAAGTCGTCGGGGTAAATGAAGTGAGGACTCCGGGAGTACCGGAAGTTGCAGTTAACCCAAGGATAGGGTTATCAAAAAGAGCTACATTATCTACAGTATCTGAGAATGTAGAGATAGTATATGGACGGCTTCGTCCCGGTTGTAGCTTTTGGTATGCCATTTAGAACAAGGCTATAATACCCGTAGCTGTAGTATTCGTAGTGCTTATTCCCTTAACTTGTACCGGAAGGAAACTACCTGCAGAAATGCCGGAAAGTAGAACAGTGTCTCCACCCATAGTAGTAACATTAACATTACCTGCTCCTCCAATATATAGAACGGCAGGCTCAGTGCTCTGTGTCCAAATCTCTATAATATCACCTATAGAAAACTGACTCGTAGTCTTTACTGTAATCTGTGTTTCACTATCTACACTTATAACCCTACTAACTTTAGGAGTTGAGGATGTATTAACTACAAGGTCACCCGGGGTAACTCCATCAGTAATATATGTAGCGCTAGAATCTACAAGCGTAACCCCCGATGTGCCTGCAGTAAGAGCGTCGCTAGTAAGGGCGATAGGGTCGTTTAGATTTACAGTATCTTCTGTAACACTAAGTAAATTTGTCATGTCAGTACCTCTACCGACTTGGAGTTTTTGATATCCCATTTTTTAATCTTTATTATATGGGAACACTCGGTTGAGAGCATCCCTTCTTTTTTTACATCCACAGTCATCGGCTCCGACAGCATTCGCTACTTGAGTGACAACCGTTTTAATTCCGGTAGCTCGAGTAATCTTTTCTATACTATCACCTAGACCTTTAGATTTAATTCCCATATGACAAAGATAACACTTATTTCCTACGGTCAGGGATGATAGCTCCAATAAGCGTATCAATCCATCCGAAGACTTGGTTATCCTTTTCTGTAGGAGTTAAGTTTACAATTATTTTCACAAAGGCCATGAAACCTAAAACCAATGCCGCAGCATTTTCCGTTATAAATTCTACCATATTTATTTTGTTTTACATCCAAAATTATTTGCGTAGTTAGCCATCTTTACCACTGCATCAGAATACTTATCTGTACTCTTCATTACAGCAGAGGCTGCACTACACGCATTTTTAAATCCGTTTTTCTTTGCCCACGAGGTAAACTTACCTTGGTCGGCTTTTTTTATTTCGGGAAACTTTCCCTTTTTAGTTCGACCCGCCATTACTTAGAGATTAATCCATCAAGGTGCTTGCCGACAGCTTTAATATGTTCGTACTTCATACCATGGTCGCCGCCGTAAGCATGACCGTAGTCTTTCTTAGACATAGCTTTAGACTCATCTCTACGAGATTTCATAGACTGAGATTTCTTTCCGTGCTTTGCGCCTAAAGACTCATCGAGTCTTGAATTGTAACCTTGCTTTTTCATAATCTTTTAATTTTTGTTATAGTGTGCAAGCTCTTAAGGCCGTTCTTGTTTGTTTTATAAGGAACAGAAGAGGTAGGGATAGGAGTGTTCCACTTCACAACATCTTTGTTGCGGAAGTTAACATCGTTTAAATCAACTATCCTATTATCTTTTTTCTTTGCGGCCATAAGTTTCGTAACTTTACGCTACAAATTTACTAAAATATATTTAATGTTGAATTGGCGTAAACCTCCACCCCAAGATTACCTAAAGTATTGGAGAGTAGTGAGGTATTTTATAAAAGCGAAGTATGGCCTAAGCCAAGCAGACTTGGATGTTTTGCTGTTCCTATACTCAGAAAAATATTTCTCTAAAGATAAATTTGACGAGTTCAACGAACTTATCTCATGGGATAAGATGCGCTTTGAAAAGCTCAAGAAAGAGGAATGGATAAGTGTATTTAGGAAAAAAGAAGGGAATAGAAAAGTAGTATATGAGCTGTCATATAAAGCTCGAAGGGTAGTAGGGCTAGTATATAAGAAGCTAAACGGAGAAGAACTCCCCGAACACCCGTCCGTAAATCCCCTATTTAAAAACAACAGACCCTATATGGACAAGGTATACCGGAACTATATCAAGGAGATGAATGCCTTTATTCGACAACAACGACATCGTTCTCCCGAATGACGCTATATTGAATATCTTTAATCATCATCTTATGTCCCGCGTGGTTGTCATAGAAGATAGTGTCCCCACCCTTAATAGCCTCCACCTCTGTACCTGCCGAAACGACAGTGGCTTTCCTATATCGGAACTCCGCCGTATCTTCCGTAGTGAGAAGTAGCCCCGACTCCGTTTCCATCTCCTCATTGATAGGAGTGATGAGGATATATTTCCCTATTGGTTTCATATTAAAATATAGTTAACAGGGAAATCTCCCCAAGTAGTAGTGGTTGTCCAATAATTATTCATATGTCCTAGCCATTGTTATGATAGCATTAGTAGAGAGGATAGTAGTGGCTACACTAACCGCGTTCTCTAAAGCGCTGCGTGTAACCTTAAGAGGGTCTATAACACCCATCTCATACATATCTCCGTACTTCCCCGTTTTGATATTGTACCCGTAGCTATATGTCTCATCCTCATTACCACTCCATATATCAATTCCTTGTAACCCTGTGTTCTCAATAATCTGCTCAAAGGGAGAGTGAAGAGCCTGCTCAAATATCTTCTCAGCTATAGTAAGGGGATGGAATAATTTTTTCTTAGCATAGTTATATAGAGCTACCCCTCCACCCGGAAGGATACCTTCCTCAAGGGCGGAACGTACCGCACATACCGCATCGTCAATCCTATCGTACAGCTCCTTCTGCTGCAGGTCAGTATTCCCACCTGCATAGATAACGCCTATCCCTCCCGTGAGAGAAGCTATGCGCTCAAGTAAGAAGTCTTTGTCACCCTTCTTCTTGGAAAGTTTAATCGCTCCATGGAGCTGCTTGACCCTCTCGTCTATAGCGTCTTGGTTTTGGCTCTTCTCATCCTTAAGGATAACAGAAGAGTCGCGGCCCACTATAACACGCTCCGCATGGCCAAGGTCTGACATCTGTATCATAGAAAGGTCGTCGCCTGTACCTGCGGAGAAGTATGTCGCCCCAACACTCAAAGCAATATCCTGCATAAGCTCGTTCTGTCGGTAACCGAAATTCGGAGGGGGGATGATGCATATCTTCATATCACGCTTCATAACATTCGCCGCGATAGTATTCACCACATTGGGTGAGCAGGGAGCTATAATAAGAATCTTCTTATTCTCAGAGATAACAGGCTTGAGGATATTCTCTATCTGTAAGATATTCGATATGTCAACGTCAGAGACTAAGATATGCGTATCCTCAAGGATACACTCGTCCTTTTTTTGGTCGTTGATAAATAGCGGAGAGCTATACCCACGGTCTACCTTTATCCCCTTAGTAGTCTCAAAGTACGTGTCGCTCGTCATAGACTTGTCAACCGTAACGATACCGTTTTTCCCAACCTCCTTATATACCTTAGAGATAACCTCCCCGAGCTCCGCGTCATTATTAGAAGAGATAGTAGCTACATCCTTTAATTTCCCCTTGGTAACAGCACGAGACTGAGTACGTAAGAAGCTCACCGCGTCAGAGCATAACCTGTCAAGCTCACGAAGAACCTCCGTCTTGTCATCGTCAGGGCCGATATACTCACCGCCCGCTTCGACAAGTGCGCGGGTGAGAACGATAGAAGTAGTAGTGCCGTCACCCGCCGTAGTAGCCGTGCGTTCAGCAGCCTCCTTCATGATGCGAACCGCTAAGTTCTCCGTAGCATCCATAAGGTCAATAGCCTTAGCCACAGTAACACCATCTTTGGTGACCGTGATGCCGTGAGTATGATGGGGGGATTCAATGAGGACAGTTTGACCCGCAGGGCCTAATGTACTGCCAACCGCATCTGCGATTTTATTAATACCGATAACGAGTTTCTCCCTCGCAACGTCACTAAATTCTAATTTCTTGGGTGTAAATCCTGAGTCTTGCATTAAAATATTGATTTGATTAATGCAAATATACGAAATTTAATACTTACCTTTCCTACTCGAAGGAGAACTTTTAGTTGAACCACCCTTTCCGGCCCATAGTTTTTTGCATGCCCAATAACGTGCCGTTAACCTACTCTTAGCTGTACCACACTTATGCCTAGCCCTGAAAGATTTCCTAGCTGCAGCAGAGTAGTTATGACCGTAACCCTTAGCTCCGAAATGTATAAGCTTCTCTTTACCTCCTTCACACGCCTTAACCATCTTCTTCTTCCCCGCTCTATCGGATGGAACAACACGGTTGCATTTCATCTTTGATTTGGTAGCCATTATCTCTTGGTATATTTTTTAGTTACTCTCCCTGCTTTTAACCATATGTCAGGTTTTAATCCTCTATAGTAGTAGTAGTAGTATTATGCTTCTTTATTTTTAACCCTATAAGATTTCACTCTTTTTCTTGGCATTCTCGACATCCTTCTAAAAATCAATTAGTTAGAAGTTAAAAGTCGACAGGAAGTCGACATAAGTCGGCATTACCTCGACAGGAAATAGAAGAATTTACTTACTAAGCTTCTTTAACTCTATCTCCCGAGCTTCCGCAAGAACATTTCCCGCTGCAATTAATTCTACTTTCTCTGCTCGCTTGCGCATTTTGCTTGCGCTGCACGCAGCCTGTATCCCCGTTACGCCGGGTGCGATATTCGGTCTTTGCCATCCAAACTTGTCCATAAGGTTATTTTTTAAAATGTATACTAAGTAGCCCGAGATATATTATCAGCTCAGAATAGTCAGCTACCTCGTCAGGCCCATAGTATGAGAACCCCAAAGCAAAGCCTATCTGAATACGATTCTGTATCTCTATGACCATAAGCAAAGATACAAAAACTTTGTTAGGTGTATTTAGTGATTGGGTTATAGGGGGCTGCACGCGCCGCCACGGGTTTGGGAAACCGATTTTCTTTTTTGGGGTGGGGGTAATTTTCGTTTGGGGCGGTTCGGAATTTTTGCCGTTTTTATTTGGGGCTGTGTTCGGGGCTGTCCGTCCGTCTCAATCGGTGCTGTCCGTCCGTCACACGTCCGTCATTCGCGCCCTCCCTTAGCTAGGTCTGACATCCCGTCCTACCGTCACCCAATCAACGAAGACAACGTGTCTTTGAGGACACGGTAATACTATCCTCACTTGTCAGACACAAGGAAGACAAGTGTTACCCCTGTGACCGATTTCACCCACATAAACAATAGTACAGATTGTGTACATTAAATTAGGATGCATGAACGAAATGTACTATATTTGTACAAGGGGAGAGAAAAAGACCTCCCATATTCAACATAAATCGCTGATAATCAGCACAATACATCAAAATCATGAGTAATATAACATTAATGAGTAATATAACATTACTTCCAATCGAACAGGATTTCCTAAACAATCCTGCAATCAAGACAGCGTTGAACCTTAACGACATACGCAGAGGACAACGTAACATCGGCAATGCTCAGAAACGCAAGTTCGAGCATTCCTTAACTCTAGCTACTCACGTTGTAGCATCGTATGAATGGTTCACAAGTGACGAAGGCAAAGAAGCATTTCGTGAGCAAGGTCTATCATGGACTATTGACGATTTCAGTCAAAAGGTCTTTGGATGGAAAAAATCATACTTTCACAAGGTACGTAGATGTGGTAGCTTAGACAGTCGTATCGTATCGGCATTCATGACCAAGTGTGACGAACTTGGTGACCAAGCCAAGCGTACCATTGCAGGTCTCGACGAATTTGGTCGCAACATTGACCTTAGTGAGTTACCTGACGAAGCTACCGAAGAGCAATTGACTGAAGCAATTGAGACTGCCGTTGAAGGTGCTGACGTTCCACAACGTGAGGAGAGCAATACCATGATAACACTTGCTTTCCGCAATCCTGATGGTGACAACGTAGCTTACCGTTTAGACGTTGACGGTGCAATGCATACTCGTAACAGTGTTGACGAGATAGTTCAAGTTCTAGCACTAATCAATGCATCATTAACTGCGTAGTAATACTGATGAGACCTGAATGGTCGAAACGTCGTGAGACGTCTATTACAAATTAAAATTTAATACCTATGAAAAAACTAGTAATTAATAACAAAGACATCACATCGATGTTCATGCGTGATGACATTCATGAAATCCTAGTCACTACCGATACTACTGCGCTTCTTGTCACCGAAGACAATGTACGTGTTGACTGTGACACTCACAACATCGATTGGTCAGAGGTTGTCGAATTCGGAATGAAGAAAATCGTAACGACAAGTTCATACGACTATTCTTTAGTTGACTACAATAAAGTAACGGCAGTTATGATTGTGTATGCTGAAGGTGACGTAGAAAACTTTATCAATCAAAATTGCATATTAATCCAAAAAGTATATTAATCGTGTCTTCAAGGACACAAAAACTCAATACAATGACACAAGGAATTCAGTATCAACCAAGCGGTGAACATAGACGCAATAGCGTCCAAGGTTACCACAATTCACCATCTCCTAATCACTTAGGTAAAGGTGCTAAGAGCAGTGACATTTCTACTCTTAAGAGCGCAGAGAAACGTAACTTAGTTGACCTAGGTAACGGTGACTATGACAGCCGATTCACTATCGGATTTGAAATCGAGAAGACTAGGTTTCATCGTGGCGCAGTTCGTCACAGTTCGTTATTCGCGGGATTTGAACGTGACAGTTCATGTGGTTACGAAGCTATTACTCACATCCTTCCTTTGCTACCATCGGGAGTATGGCGTAACAAGGTCTTCAGCATGATGTTCGAAGCGAAGCGCATCATCGAAGACAGCTATTCACCATCTGATTTAAGGTGTGGAGGGCATATTACTCTAGCGGTTCAAGGGATGGATGCAGACGAGTTAATACCAAGACTAAAGAAGTTTAGCGGTGTTATGTATGCTTTGTTCCGTAAGCGGTTAGGTAACAGTTACTGCAATGGTAATTGGGCGATGGAGTGTAGCGGTAGCGGACGTTACCAAGTGTGCCTGAATAAGGGCGATAGGGTTGAGTTTAGGCTACCTAGCCGAGTACAATCGGTGAAGCAGTTGATGAGACGTTACGAGTTATGCTACACGATGCTTGACTTCGCAGTTAACCGTCCTAACGCATCCTTCAAGACGTTCCTGAAGGCAGTGAAGCCAATCGTGAAATCCATGTACAACGGTGACGAGGATAAGGTTACTATGATTGAGACCTTATCGTTAGCCTTCAACAAAGCCTTACGTAGCGGACGGATGAACCGTGAGTGTGTGCAATGGTTGGATGAGCGCAGAAGACGTGAGGACGAGTGGGATAGAGACCTTCAACGTAACGGATGGTAAGCGCAATGGGAGTGTGTCCTCAAGGACACACTTCCACCGTCCATCGGTGTGTGCCGATGCTGATGATGACTCAAAAGAGTCGAAACGGAAATTTAATTAACGGGTGATGTTACCTACCATCAAAATTATTATGTCAAGACGAACATATTCTAACGGATACCAAGACAAGGTTGACTTTTGGTCAAACGAGTTGAAGAAATCTCTCAGAGGTGAGAGTAAGTACACCACCGAGAGGTGTCAGGGTTCATACCTATGGTTCTACATCAAGCAAATGAAGGAATCATGATAGTGTATGACATCTCAATCAAGCGGGGCAATCGCTACATATGTAAGACTAAGACGTTCAACAACGAGTTACATTTCTCACGTTGGTACGACAAAGTGAATGCGTCAGGTGATAAAATCATAGACGTGTTTAAAAAATAAATTTGGAAGTGTACATCTTTTGTACTATCTTTGTATAAATCAGGGGTGTGTCTTCAAGGACACATTCCACAATCTCAATTCAAATGTCTCAAGACACAAAACAAGCATGTATATATTTTATATGCGCCATTCTATTTATCCTAGCATGGTCATACGCATCGAGCGTTGACCTTGAAATCATTAATCTTCAGAACAAATGAACTATAATAAACTAATAGCAGAATTTATGGGGGTAGTATTCCATGATGACGAGAATCAATACTACAACGCGGATGGACTTCACATAGGTAATACACTACAATACCATACATCATGGGATTGGTTGA